AGGATCGCTTCCTATCAAAGTTCTTCCTTGGTAGTAATAAATCTTTCCGAAAGTATCGTAGAAAGGGATTATCATTCTTCCTTGAAATACTCCACCAGTAGCCACGAAAAACTCTTTCCAAATGTTTTCCGGCAATTTTCTCCGAATACATTCTTCCCTAGCTTTCTCAAATATTTCCGAATCACCTTTCATAATTGGTTGGAAATGCTTTACGTCATCCTTTTCTAAAATTATTTTCTCAGGAACATTTCGAGTATTTTTCGGAAAATTTGGAGAATATTCTTGGAAATAATTCTCTCGGCGGTAATCTTCAAAGAGCGTTGTCCCATATAGATAATCACATTTCTTGAATAAATTTACTACAGATATTCCCTTATCATTCGCCTCACAGTCTCCATTATGACAAATATAAACATAAGAATCTATTCGAGAATTTCCTTTAAGAATATACCCTCGCTTCTTAGTCTTGTTTGTTTTAGAATCTCCACATAAAGGACAACGACAAGTAATATAATTGTCCTTGTATATTGCCTTTGATGGATAATTGGACAACATCTTTTCAATATATTTTTCTAAAACAAAAGTGTTTTCCATTATGAGATTATAACAAATTTAATCTAGGTTGTCAAGAGGAAAGTTTGCTTATATGGTGGTAATATTTATCTAGATTATTCCAGTTCCAGTTATAATCTTCACAAATGGATTTGACAAATATATTTATATCACAAGAAATGATTACAAAGTTATTTCTTGGCAATGTTATGAGATGCTTAAAATTCATAACAGATGTATTTTCATTTTTTACATTATAATAATAAAAATTACCGTTTTTAATTTTACACATCCTTTGAAAAGTTCTGAGGAGTTTTTAAGATAACACTTCTTCAGAGCTTTGTCAAAGACTTTTTGAAGAATTTTTCTGGAAAGTTTTAGAAATGTTTTAGAAAATTTTCTTAAAGAATATTTTAATATTTTTTAAGACATCTTTTAATATTTTTAGAAAACTTTTCTTGAAACATTTTTTGAGAAACTTTTCGAGATTTTTCTGTAAATCTTTGTCTTCATTGTATAACAAACATAGTAATGGAATTTTATTTTTCTTGCACCAGTCCTTTTTGATTTTGTCTGTTATTTGTAGATCATTAAAACTTCTTTCTGCCGCTTCTTTTGTCATACCTTTTCCGAAATATATTGGCCGAAAATGTTGAACGCCTTGATATTCAATTAAACCAAGAACATTTCCATCATCATCTAAAATACCAAAATCAAACGGAAGCAACCATTTCTTTCCTCGACAAGTTTCATTTTTATATTGTGGTTTATTTTTTATAGATAATTTCTTAAGGATGCCTAATATTTTTATTTCTCCTCTAGAAGTAATACATTTAGGGCATCCATGACCAGCTAAATGACTACTAGGTGGCTGTTCAAATTCCCCATGTTTTGGACAACATATTTTAATAGGAACATGTCCACCTTTATATTCTGCGAGAGGATATGTATATTTTTTATCATGGACTAATTCGGCTTCTTCTATAAACTCTTCTAATGTTTTTAATTTCGTTCCACCACAAGTCCCACACCCATAACCAGTCAAATGACTATGCGGCGGTTGTTCAAATTCTCCATGTATTGGACAACATATTTTAATAGGAGTGAATGCGTTTTTATAATCAGCAAATGGATATGTATAAAAATAATCATGAACATCATTTGCTTCTTGTATAAATTTCGCAGTAGTTTTTAATTTACTTCCACCACAATCATCACAACCCTTTCCGGCCAAATGTGCGTTAGGTGTTTGTTCAAACTCTCCATGTATTGGGCACCATATTTTTATAGGAGTGTGGGCTGTTTTATATTCTACTAGATGATATTTATATTTTTCTCCATGAATTTCTTTAGCATCTTCCTCAAATTTGTCTTTGGTTTTTGTTTTTCTGTCAACTGAACATTTTTGACAACCGCTTCTGGACATATGATTTCCAGGCTCTTGGCTAAATTCTCCATGTTTAGGACATATTATTTTAATTGGTATCGACCAACCTTGATATTCTTCGGGATAAGTATAAAAATTATTATGTTTTCTATTAGCTTTTTCTAAAAATATTTCGTGTGTAAGTTTTCGCATTTTAATGATTTCCTTGAAAGGTTAAGTGATTCACCAGGATACTATTTCGTTCCTACTTAACCAATCAAGGTGAATCAATTGACTAAGCTTACAAGTATTTATGCAAAAAACGCCTGAGAAATTTCCCAAGCGTTGTATTTTAATAACTATTATATTTAACTATGAATTATCCTTCTCGAAGCTTTCTGAGAAATTCCTCTTCAGCGTCATCTTCTAAAGCCTCTTTAACAGGACTAGAAGAACCATTAGGACGTTCTTGTGCCTGACCAGAAGAACTTTGAGTAGTTACACCAAGAACCCTATCAAGATTTCCCTGCAATTTCTCATAGGTCTCGATGTCGTCTTCTATATAACTCCGCAACGAAATTAACTTTTTATCAATTTCATTTATAAATTTTTCATCTCCTAAAGGACTTGGAGATGAAAATTCTGAAAGGTCATAATCGCGGACCATCTGGGCGTATCCTGGAACTTTCTTAGAACGAATCTTAAGCTTAAAATTAGACCCCTTTATAAAATCTAGCACGGGGCTTGGTTCATCGCCATCCTCGTCACTAGGAGACATTTTATTCAAAATCTTCGCATAAATCTTTTTTGGTATACGCATGATTTTTATTGTCCCATTATTTTCAGGAGTATTTACATCCTTTATAATCAGAACGTTCAAATAATAAGAAGCTTTCTTAAATTGTTTTACTGTTTCCTTGTTCTGAAAACTTTCTGAAGTTCCTTCCGGCGCATTTCGGTTCCATTTTGAAGAGCTATATTCGCAAATCGGGCATTTATGGGTTCTTCCCAAACTCTGCGGACATTTTTTTATTAACCATTTTCCATTTATTTCAAAAGAATGAGAATATACTGTAGCAATTTGAACTGTCTCATTTTCTGGAGCAGGCAAAAAGCGAACAATTACGTCTGCACTTCCATCAACAAGTTTTGGTTCATATAAATTTAAATCAACAGTCCTTTCAAACTTCTTCTTTTCTGAACTCTGTTTCATCTCACTTGCAACCGCGTTCCAATCTATATTTCTAGCCATTTTTCATTTTCTCCATTGTTTGTTTTTAGTTATCTCATCGCAAAATTTCTCGAAAATCATTATTCAAAGTCTCCCCATCTTACCTCCCATATTGTATCATGTTTAATCTTAGCTGTCAAGAACCTTTTTAAGAATTTTCATCAAAGTCGCGAATCGTTTATGCTCATCTGACTCGTTATCGCCACCCTTAAAAAATCTTGAATATTTTGCCATAAAGAACATAGAAACCATTTTGTTATCATAAAAGTATTTAGCTAAACTCTCACCATTAGTATTTATATTAAAATAGGTCTCTAAAGATTTCTGGCAAGTTTTCTGAGAAATTTTTAGAATAGTTTCTTCATCTTGTTTAATCAAAGTATCTACGTCATAATTCTTAACTGTATCTGAAGACCATTTGAAAAAGTTTTCTAAAAATGTTTCAGAAATAATCAAATTCTCTATGAAAAATATTTGGAAATCTTTTTCGGAAAAGTGGTGCGAAAGATACTTAGTATAGAATGGTTGAAGAGCTTTTGTAATCCTAGGATCTAAACGCTTTCCTAAAAAACCTTTACAAAAATGCCAGTCTACTTTTTTACCAGCGATTCCTAACTTAAGTTTTTTAATGTATAAGTAGAAACAATCAAAATCACAGGTGTTCATTTTATAGAGGCTTTCCAGATACGCAAGATGCTAATTTTCTATAACATTCTAATTCTTCCGGTGTATAAACATTTTTTAATATTTGTTCTGTAATAGATTTATCTTTAGTATATTCTTTTTCTTCTACATTTTCGAAGACTTTTTTAATTGAATCTGCACTAGTTTCCGGTTCTTTTCCAAACTTATCTTTCCATTTATTTAACATTTCTTCGTTCATAATTTATTCCTTATAGTATAAAATAGTTATCTGTTAAATCATAATTTATTTTTAGAAAATATTTTGCAAGTTCGTATGTAAATATTTTGTCTTCAATTTTTTCGAAAACTCCTTGATTATTTTTTATAGAAAGTTTTTCAGAAAATTCATATGCAAGATTTTCTATAATCATACCAACCCCATACTCATATATATTTAAAATGTTATGAGAATATTCTCCAAGAAATATATCATTGTAATAAAAACTAAAATATGGAAGATTATCTCCGGACCCATCATCTTTATAATTAGTAATTGTTTTAGAGAATTTTCCGAAATCTTTTATTATAAACGAAACAATGCTTGGAAGAAAATTTTTGATATCACTTTCGGAATCTTTTAATTTTTTAATGCAATGATTTCTTTTTTTCAACATAGTTTCTAAAGTAGTTAACTGTGCGTCATTTATCATTTTTGAGAATCCTTTTCTTATCTTGGTTACTAGCTATTTGTTTTGTAAGATTTTCTAGAACATCTACAACATCATTCATTGTGTTTATTCCTCTATCAAAAAATTCAGATTAGATTTCTTCTTTTTGCTATACTTAATTGCTAATTCTTCTCTGAGCAAAAATAGATTTTCTTCATTAAAACAAGATAGAACAGTCTTAGTATCAAACATATCTTCTTCCATAAAGTAAAAGATATCTTGCATTAAAATTCTACTTTCATACATATCTTTTACGAACAAATTGAATCTATGGAACTGCTCATTTTTATTCCTTCTACCATTTATTACGACTTCCATATCGAGACCCATTTGAGAAAGACTTTCGAAAAACCTTTTCTTTAATACGGAGCGCACTATATCATCTTCAATATTTTTATAAATTTCTTTCTTCGGGGTTAGCGATTGGGGCATAAATTCTGCGAGCATTTTTGAGAATCCTTTTGTTTATTATTTCTATTCTATTCCAGTTAATTTAGAGCGAGCTTGTTTAACATTACTTCCAGTCTGTTTTAATACCTCAACTGAAGCAGCGTCTACAATATTTTTAGGAGTAATTACTTGACTTAAATCTTGAGCTTCATCAGAATCGTAAATTCTCATTCTGTCATAAGTAACACCTACAAAAAAATTCTGTTCATTTATTCCATAACGGCTTTTAAGTATAGACCATTTATATTTTCCTGCGGCTTTAAGGTCCGCGTTACTAGAAACACCTATAGTTAAATCAGACGCCTCCTGGACAGATATGCCTTGGGCAACATCATCGAGACCGAAATCCATACTTTTGAAAGCTTGCCTGCCCACCTGGACTGCTGATATTATAGGAAATCCATACTCTACGGCAACACTACGAAGTTCTTCTGAAATATTTTTTAAAACAGAATTTGTATTAGAATCATTAGTGCTCTTATTCGGTATCATAATTCCTAGATAATCTACAACAAGAATATCAGGCTTAAACTTTTTCTTTATTTCATATTCTTTCAAAATTGCCCTAATACGATTTGCAGAAACTGTTCTAGCTCCATATTGAACAACTTTGAAATCCGACTTCAACACATGTCTAACTTTCGAAAGTTTGTTTTTAAATTTTTCTTTAGACATATATTTTAGACCATTTATGTTTTCGTCTAAAATGTTTGCCAAAATTCTTTCCATAATCTTTTGCTCAGACATTTCCAAAGATATATATAAAACTTTTTTATTTTGTTTAAGAAAGTTTACAGAAAGACTTCCCATGATTAAAGTCTTACCAATATTTATAGGACTCATTATAAGATTCAAAGTTTTTTCTGCTAGACCACCGTTTAATAAGTGATCCAAAGTTTTTATTCCGGTAGGAAATATTTTATCATTATTGTTAAATGATTCAAACACTTTATCTTCATCATCCATTAAAGAAAGACCTAATTGAGAATTGAAAGTAAAAGATAATGCATCTCTCATTTTATCAGGAAATCCTTGAAGCTCTTCACTCGGCTTTCCAAAATTATCTTTAATATCCATTTGACAATTTAGAAGCAAACTCTTTCGGAAAAATTCTTCTAATTCTTTTAATATAAATTCTCTATCATATTCAGAAGAATCATAATTCATTATTTCTACAAGTCTATCATAATCTTCACTAGACTTAATAAAAAGTTTCAATTCATTCATTCTAGGAAAGTGGGTATGTTTTTCCATGAAGGATAGAATATGTCCGACTATATGACTATTGATCGTATTAGAAAAAACTAGAGGATTCAAATAAGGAACTAATCTATCTCTTACTTCTTCATCTTTGAATAAAAATTGAATCAACAAATTTTCATACAAAGTTTTAGTTAATGCTTCTTCCAAAGATATCTCCTAAACCCTATCTACCAAGGTCGTTTGAAACTCATAAGAATTATTATAAAATGCTTGCAGAAAGACCGAATTAAACTCCGGAAAACCTTGAGCAAATTTGTAACCATGTTTCTCTAAATTTTCTACAATAATCTTTCCTATATCATTCCTGTTCAAATTGTCTACATCAAAAGTATCCGAAAATTTTACCAAAGTATTTCCAATTTTTATTTCAAAGTTTACTCCACTTCTTAAAGATTTTTCAGAATAGATTTCCTTTACCTTAGAAGGCTTTTGGAAAACATTTGGAAACATCGGATTATTTTTCTCTACGGTAGGCCAGCTTCGGAAAACGTTTGGAGAATCTTTTCGGAAAAATCTCCACATAGCTATTTCAGAATCCTTTCTTAAAAGTTTCATTCAGTTTCCTCTAAGACTATTGTAGCATCTTTAATGTGGTCTGTCAAGTAAGATTTTACCAACCTTGACAGACAGTTTTCCGAAAGGGTTTTAGAAAACTTTCCGGATAATATTCTCTAACGTTTAAGTATGTTGGGTCATTTTTAAATTCAATGTTTAGAGTATTTTTTAAGAAATATATAAGCATACTTTCTGGAAACTTTTCAAAATATGGTATACAAAGAAGAGGAATGTCGTTCGTTTCACAATAGGTCTTTTTATTTGGTCTCTTGCTTGACGTTCTTTTAATTCTTCTTCCATTTCAAATAACGTTAATTTTTTTGTAAAATCGGTTGGAATATAATGCTGTTCTCCATGATATTCAACTAATCCTAATAATTTTTCGGAATTGTTTAGAATACCAAAATCAAACCTTAAAGGATATATATTTTTACAATCTTTAAATTTATATTGAGGATCATTGTTGATATTATGCTTTGTTAAAATTTTTAATATCTTTCTTTCTCCTTGAGACATATTACAAGTAGGACATCCACATCCGTCTAAATGGTCAGAGGGGACTTGCCAAAACGGACCATGTTTTTTTACAAATAATCATTAACGGAGTTTTAGAATTTATATAAGTAGCAGAAATATATGAAAAAACTCTCCATGTTCTGGAAAACTTGGGCGAGCAAGACTTACAACAAGGATGTGCTCGTCTCAGGAGGTTGTGCGCTAAAACTGTAGCCAAGAGTTTTAAGTTCTTGAAGGCGCAGTTGATAAATCGTGTTGCGCCTTTTGAAAATATCTAAGAATTCTTTTGGAAGATTTATAATCGGTATTCTCAGTGTCAGCAGGCTGTCTTTTTGAATGCGCTGGCGACTTGATGATGTGCCCTTTGCTAGCTTCATTGCTTCTTTTTGGAATTCATTCGTCAACAATGAGTTAAATATAACCATTGTGTCTTCACTTGATTTTGGAGTGATTACTGCGAATTCCCCACTACAACTCCAAGTGCCATCGATTTCAGGGATGATTGCAACCCGCCATATTTTTGGATTCAAGCAAGAAACAAGAATATCGCCTTGTTTACATCTGATCGGCTTGGTTGTTGGATCATTCCCAATTACAGTACGAAATTCGATATATCCAGTTTCGTCGACATCCAAAATTGATATATGAAAATTTGCTTTCTCACCATTATTTAGATAGTCTTTTCGCAATGCGCAGATTTCATTCAGCCGCTTGTGTCCAAGTAGCTTTCCATTCATATCGGCATTTGAGCTATTTTGCTTTTGGTTTTGGGCCAAAATTTTACCCGATACAACACCATCGACAAAAGTCTGAAATTCATTACCCTTAGTGTCTGCAACCCTTCTGTTTCGCTTTTTCAAAAAACCGATATGGTTTATCTCGGTTTTGTAAATCGAACGGATATTGGTTCCGCTATGGGTTTTCCGAAATACTACAAATGAAGTTTTTGCGACTGTTCCACCTAAGGAAAATGTTGCTACAGGAAGTGATATTTCTGCAATTTTTGAAATGCTGCAATTGTAGGATTTTTCATATTCTTCAATGCCGTATTGCAGCTTATTACCATAAGCAACGCCGTCAGGCAAGACGATTCCTAGCACTCCACCCATAGCAAGAAGATTGAAATTGCGATAAACAAATAATTCCGCTGGATCAATTTTTGAGCCGTTTACCGTAAACCCAATCGCATTTAATAAATTGCTTGAAAATTGTTTACCAATTTCGGGAGACCACTTGTATTTACTCGCTCCAAATGGCGGGTTTGTAACGACTAAGGCAAATTTGTTGTTCAAAGAATTTAGAATGGGATCAATTATTGAGTCGGAAACAAAATGAAACTCCGAATTTGATGCATTTTCGATATGGAAATTGATTCGAGCAAGCTCAATTGAAAATGCAGATTGGTCAGCCAAAACATATTTTTCAAATTGAAATTCACGACTTTTTTGATGCAGCGTGTGAATAAACCTTCCGGTTCCACCGCAAGGGTCACCCGCAAATCCGGTTACTTCAAATTGCTTTAGGAAGAAAAGACAAAGCTCTATTGCTGGAGATACAACCTCCTCCGGAGTTAAGTATGTTCCCAATCCCTCGCCGGATTCAAATTTTCCCCGAAGAAGTGTGTCGAAAACAATTCCAAGGCTATCTTTGCCTCGGGTGTATTTTTTAATTCGCTGAACGGATTTATATATTAATTCAAAGTGATCTTGTGCTGATTGTATGATTTTTTCGAATGAATAGTCGGCTCCATGCGATTCTAGATTGAGTTTTTCTGATACTTTTGAGTATTCTGCCGTAGCCGACTTGATGCTGTGTGAGTTAGATTCAAGTAGAAGTAATCTCGATAACAAATAGATTACTTTTGACATTGGTTTTATATTAGTTTGGGTATAAACATAATCGGCGAGATCAAGTATCTCGCGTTCTGCTAGTGAAACATCAGATTCAAACATATCAGACATTATTTGCGTCATAGGATGGCAATCTACATTCAGATTGATTGTTTTTCAAGCTGTTCATTTTTTGATTTCTCCCTAAACAATTCAATCCGATCATAGAAGAATTGTTCTACTTTTATTTAGTCTTCTTCTCCTTCATCGACAAATACAAGATTCTGAGCAACCACAGTATTATCCTCTTCAACATTTAGAGAATCTTTTGAATGTTTTCCTAATTGATACATACATTCGATTCTATAAATCAAATCGGTTTCCTTAAAAATAGTCTGCCAAAATTCTTCAGCATCATCAACATCCTTTTCTAACACTTTCAAAACATTTCCTGAAATAGTTTGATATTGATAAGCATTTCGTTTCCCTTCTTTAGCCTTATCTATGATGCCCAAATCAACTGCAATAACATCTAATCCGGAATACTTTGACATACTACCATCCCACTTAATCGAAAATGGTATTACGGTTCCTTCTTTAACGTCTCTAGATTTATTAACTTTAAGAAGAAATTTATATCCAACATGATTTTCTCCTTCCTTAAGCTTTTGTTTAGTCGTTACGAAAATACTATTACTAGCCAAAACCGAACCTTGACCCCCTCCAATAACGACGCTGGGATAAAAAGTTGAAATATCATTGTAAATATGGTTAATTACTATTGTCGGAATTTTCTTCAAACAAATTTTTGGAGTAATTATTCTAAATAACGACTTCAAACTTTTTGGCCTCGATAAATCGAGCGCAGACTTCATATTTTCTGCATCATTTAATTCTTTTAGAGAACTAGAAAGGCCCAAAGAATCAATACCAAAAATTACTTTATCGTCAATAGTTAACATATCTAATTGCTTTACCATTTCAAATTTTAATTCTTCTATTGATTGAAATGGAAGATGCACTACAGAATTTGGGTCTATATCAAATAATTCGAAGTAAGATTTTCTAGTTCCAAATTCATTATCAAAAAATAAAAATAACGATCCTGGATTTGCTTTCAAATATGCACTCGCCAAAAGTAACATAAACGAAGACTTAAACGTTTTAGATACTCCACAAAATTGAATAATTCCAGGAGTAATTCCACCATCTAATAATTTTCCTTTTAATGCAACATTCATCATAGGATAGTCTGTTGGAATTGGTTTATCTTCATCTAATATTTGAGACTCTGATAATTTACAAGCCAGAGGTATACTACTATTTTTCAAAATGCGGTCCATCAGACTGGCCGCTTTTCCCATTCCTTCTCCAACAATTTTTTCTTTCTTTTCTTTAGCCATTTCGAAAATTCTCCTTAAAAGTTTACGCAAAAGTTTTCACAAAGTTCTCTAAAAATCAAACAAAGTTCTCTAAAATTTATTCAACGGGCTACTCTATTTACTACAGTTATGATTTCTTTAACTCCAAATTCTTTCAAATATTTTCTAAACATATTCTCAGCATAGTTCAAATATTGTCTTTCTTTTTGTGGTGGTAAGTTTGGAAGAGGAATTTGAACAATAAGAACATCACCAACTTTTTCGAAAAACCATTTAGAATGATTTTCAGAAATCTTATTAGCAATCTTTTCGAAAAGTTTATCTAAAAGTTTTTCAAATATTTTCATTAGTCATCCTCAATCATTTTCAAAAGTTTACTGTCTCTCAATGTTACTAGACCGAACCCAAGAGTATCAAACATTCTCTGGGCAATTTGTAGATATTGTTTTTCGAATTGTGTATCAAAATCAACTTTAAAAAACTTATTAAAAGCTTCTGGCCAATTTCCTACATAGCCTACTACATTAGTTTTGTAAATGTTCTTAGGATTTACATAAACATATTTCATCTTGGTTCCGTTAGTAATTTCGACTAGTGGCAAATTATGTTCTTTGACTATGTAGTTGTATATCATTGATGCTCTGTTATGTATTGGTGTTGATGGTAAGAAATTCGTGATATCATTGGTAAGGTCTTTATTGTATTTATCATAATCTTGAACGCCTTTAGGGACGGAAATATCAGAAACGTTTTGATTTCGGAATTCCTTGTAAGCATTTCTGATAAAGATTTCCATGTTTCTTTTGTTTGGTTTATCGCCTTCGAAAATAAGATTCAATAGGCTATCAAGATTCTTTCTGGAGTATTTACAAAGGTCTGATTTCTTAGTTTCAATACCTGTTACTGAAAGTTTTGGTTTATCATAAATTTCTTCTTCGTTTGCTATAGAAAGGCAAGCGTATTTTTTCTTAGCCTGAACATATAGTTTTATTATTACTTTTTCTCGTTTGAAATGTAAAAGATTAGTTGTATTATATTTTGCAGCATATTCATCCATGATTTTTTTCAAGAAAGGTTCTACAACACGTTTTTCAAAATCTAATACGAAATCTAAAAAGGATAATTCAGGAGCCAAATATTTATAAAGATGGTTAATTGTTATATAAAAACTGTCAGTATCTATTAAGGATATAATAGTCTTTTTATCTTTTGTGTATGTGTCTTTATAATTTGGGTAATATTCTTTAGCAACTTTCCAAAAATCTGTTAAAAGATAATTATTAACTGCTTGGGAAGCGTATTGAATAGCATCTCTTCCTGCCGCAGTAATTTGAGAAGCATTGTCGAAATCATAGAAATGAAAATGCGGATTTGCACTGGCACCAAATTCCGCATTAATTTTTATCTTTTGAATCAACTGCTGAGAGTCATAATATTCTGCTAATTCGTTATTATGATTCTTTTTTTCTTTGAACATGGCCTTCTTATATTCTTTTCTTTTATTGAAAGCTTTTTTAGTAATTTTTGGTAAAAGCCCTTCTTCCTTTTTATAATACACTCCAGGTATATGCGATTTAATAAGATTTGGAATTTCATCTTCAGAAGGATTCAATACTTTTGTCTCTTTAGAAATATTAAACATCATAGTATTGTGAGGATACATGCTAGTAACATCAAAGTTAATTTCGTCTATATAGAATCCAGGAAACGACTCCACATGGCCACCAACAATACTTCTGGTTTTTTCGTAAGCAATGTTATGAGTTATATCTTCCATTACCATATCATTGCTATGCATCTCTCTCAATAAGTCCCCTTCAATAACTGCAATAGGAGAGGTAACATGACTGAAAGGAATTCTAGAATCAGTTCCCATGCCTATAGCCAGATTCAACAGCTTCTTTTTCTTATCAATTTTAGAAACTAACTTCAAATCCTGCCAGTTATAATCTACGAAACGATTCCAATCAGTTTTCCAAAAGTCCGTAATAGTTCCTTCATATTCTAACTTACCTTCCCCGACTTCTAAATTCCCTATATAATCCAAAGAAAAGGATGGTTGATTTTTGAAAGTAAACTTTTTATAAAGAACCATTAAATCTAATATATCAATACCTACAATTTGAATTTCTCCATTGTGTTTTTTAATAACTTTTCCGATAGGTGACATAGAACATTTAAGATTCAGTGCGTCAATTCTTTCTTGAATTTTCGGAAAATCGAATGCAAGTCCATTCCAATTTGTTACATATTCTACCTTCTTTAACTTCAAGAATTTACAAAATCTTTCTAAAAGAACTGATTCAGAATCGCAATGAATGTAAGTAGTTTCTTTATTTGTTCCTGTATATGGCTGTAATCCTAATTGCCAGACTTCTCCAGTATGATAGTTCTCTATTCCGATTAGATTAATAGTAGGAGAATCTGGAAACTCATTTTCAATATCTACATTGTAAATATTATAATTTTTAATATCAATTTTGTAATCAGTATTCCCATATCTTTTCTGAAGAAATTTGACTTCCTCCGACAAATCTGATTCAAAAAGTCTTTCTCCAGACTCTTTCAAATATTTTAGAGAATCTTTTTTATCTGTAACTTTTCTAATAACTGGTTCATTGAAGATACTTTTAATAGGACTCTTACCACTCTTGTCTAAAACGTAATATTCAATATCATGCTTAAAAACATTATATACAGTTTTTCCATCCTCTCCAATTTCCCAGAGGTGCATTTTATTATTCCAAGAGTCGTAGTAAATATTCTTAAACATTGTATCCTTTAAGTTGTTTATATAAAAAGTTTATGTAATTTGGCTTTTGAAGTATTATTTCCATCTTATCTATTTTAGAAAGTTTTAAGAAATTATTTTGAGAATCGCTTTCAAAAGATCTTATATAATTTCAAAATTTTTCATTTATAAATTCTTCTTAAAATAATATTAACTTTATAAACATCTCTAAATTTTAATATATAATTGTCTCCGCCTCTGTCCGTAAAAATATAAAGATTTTTCATATCATTAGGATTCGGAAAATAAGAATAACCATAATTCCAACTATTATAAAAATCCACATAAACAAATTTAGGAAGATAAATCATATATAATAAAAATCTTTCTTATATGTTAAATTCAAAATTTTCTCTATAGATTCTGTATAATACCTTTTCAAAAATATATGGTCATAAACATTCAAAATAAGAGTTCCATGATTCTTAATTTTTATATATTGATAAAAAGGATTAAAATCGGTGGTCATAGATAATCGTAAGTTCCAAACTTGTTCATAGCCTTGTGTATTTTGAATCCTTTATAAGACTTATCTAAAACTATTTCCAAAAAGATTACTATATTTTTCTTGCAAATATCATTGTCTTTTTCCGAATATAATTTCCATTGGCTATTTGATTTAAGTTTGCAAAGTTGATAATTTCTTTCATAACCAGTAGAAAACGAATTACCTTTTAAAAGAATTAAACGAGAATCCATCAACCTTTCATCTTCTTATTTCGGGAAAGTTTTTGAAAAGGTGTCGTTCAACTTTCTCTATACTTTCTTGAATGTCATCGTATTCTTTGAGATGAAAAGCTCCAGCGGCATGATGTCCACCTCCAGCAAATAACTCATGTAAAATATTTCCTATGTGTATATTTTCGTTTCTAGACCTAACGGAACAACTGTTGGTTTTAGGATTTATACAGAACACCATGTCTAAATTCTTATCTATCATTAGTCTGTGACAGATATCGTTTATAAAATTTCCTCCAATATAAAACCCAGACTTAATAGATTCTAATTCATAAAATGTAACACTCTTATAAGTTTTTTCTAAAAGTTTTCTTTGTTCTAATATATATTTTATTTCTATATCATTAAACTTTACATCACCATTTCCGAAACGTTTTCTAAAATCATTCGAAAAGTAATAGTAATACAAACAATTAAATGACCAAGATTTTTCGAAAAATTTTAATTCCCACATATCAAAATCATTTATATATTTGCAAAGTTCATCAAGATATGATAGGTCTAAATTAAAAAGGTTTTCGAAAAAGTTTTTGCAAAGTAAGCAAGCAGATTTTCCAGCAATTACGATTCTGTTCTTTTCAGGATTGTTGAAACGAACTGCCGTATCATGATGGTCAAGAAGAAATAGTTTATCCGAAAGATTGAAAACTTCTTCAGTCTCTGGAGAAATATCAGTCATAAGAACTACATCATATTCCGAAAAGTCTAAATTCTTTAAGAAAATATCTACTTGCCCATATTTCAAATCTATGAAGGAAACATTTTTGAAAACATTCTTTACAACTATGCTAGATCCTACACCGTCCAAATCGAAGTGACATATGTTAAGTATTTTCGCATCTCTTCTCAAAATTTGCTGATATTGTTTTGTTAAATTCATTTAGTTCTCTTTTCTTAGATCATTGTAGCATCTTTAATCTATGGAGTCAAGGAGAAATTTCAGGCCATTTTTTCCTAGGACATTCTACATTTTTCATGCCACATTTATTTCTTAATTCTGCATCTGGCCAAAATTTAGTTTCAGGACAAAAGCAAGCTCTACAATAGTTTCGAGTATCTTTCTGAATATTCCAAGAACAATATTTACAAACTATTAAACGATTTATAAAAATATCTAATGAAACTCTTGGTCCAAACTTTGCGGAAAGATATGACCAAACGTATTGAAAAGGTTTCTTAAAATTTATCTTACGCACTAAAAATTGTCCTTGCGAATATTTGAATGGCTGAATCTTCATCATCAATAGAAAGTATTCCAACTCCTTCGAAAATTTTTCTTACATCAATTTTCATACGTTTTTTCGAAAGATGTTCTGGAAGTTCTAATATATCTACTCCAATGAAATATCCTTTGTCAAAATCTTCATCAGGATAAAACACACAATTTTCTGTAGATAACATAATAACATTTTTCATATAAGGAACTTCTTTATAATCAAATGCTTGAAAAAGTGCTGACAAGAAATCCAAAAGATTCATCTTGTCGTCATGTTCTTCCATAGCGGCTTTCTTCATTTCCAAAAGCAGATCTTCCGGAAAATAAGTTCCACACATAACAACAGGATAATAAGTCTTTCTTTTAGCCATTTCGGAAAATCTCCTTAAAAATAATTATCTACTAGTTTTTGAACATATTGTGGAGATTCAAGATATCCACCCGTCCTATCTAAAAATTCATATTGCTTTCTTACAACGTCATTATATTTCTCAGGGTTTTCCGAAAGACTAAACACGATTTTCTCTATATCTTCTACAGAGCAAACGTCTTTAACAGTTAGTTCACAAGTATCATAAGGACTTGGCTTTCCATTTGTGAAAACGCTTCCTATAAAAGGAATTCCTTCACATGCAAGTTCCTGATACTTAATGTTTGATTTAGAGTAGTTGAAATTGTTTCTTACAAGTGGTCCAATTCCAAAATCAGCATTTACAGACTTTACTCCAAGATGGTATTGATAAGAATTTAACCAACCCAACACTTGAACCTTTGTCTTAATACCTTCGAAAAACCACGGCAAATCTCCCATACAAACGAAATCAATTTTATCGTTTAAGACATTTTGAATCACGAAATCTTTGAAAGAGTTTTCGAAATCTCCTAACATTCTTTCCTGATTAGAATAGTGCGTAGGGGAACCAGTATAGATTACTTTAGGTTTCTTGATAGGATTTTTCTTAGGAGCTTTGCGCTTATTTCCCCAAAAATACATAGGAATAGAATTAGGAAGAACTGAAATAGAACAAGTAATTCCCAATTCATTTATCATATAATCTTTTAGAAATTGACTTGTAACAGTAACATGGTCCATCATTTTAATAATTTCTACGGAGTATTTCTTAACTGGTTCTGTAATTCCATGCCAGCCGAAGTTATAACTAGGAACTCCATCTTCCTTATCACCACCTTGCTTTTCGTTATGTCCCCAAATAAAATCATCTATGTCATATACCATTTTATAACCATACTTAGCTTGATTTTGTTTATACCACTGGACATGTTGATGATGTTCTGGTGCCATGTTTCTCTGAAATAGGATTGCTTTTGTCTTGACTAAAATATCTTCTTGCTTAATAAAAATTGGAGAAATGATAGGAATACAAACTTGTTCTTTTCCGAAAAGTGCGTTCAAATAAGTCATCGGGAAGACGTTTCTAATATGACCACAACCAGTAGCATCAGAAACGAAACTCAATAATACATTCTTTTTAATTTGAACCACATTAGATAAACTTTCTGGTCTAATTACTTCTACATTTTTCGTAGAGAGTTCGTTAATAGATTCCTTAAACTTTTCAAAGTCCATTCATTTATTCCTCTTAAATTTTTTCAAAGTCTTTAGTTCAAATTTCCAGAAAGATTGTTCCTATCCTCTCTGTCAAGTATTCGTTCAATTTTCCGAAAATCTTTGTTCATATCTAGATTCTTTTCTTTAGCAACTTTATTAAATCTCTCTAACCAAGCGTTAGCCTTAGCTTCTGCAACATCTTTATTTACGAAATCTTCTTCAGTTTTTACTTTTGCGTGAATCATATCAAGGTTCCTTACATTGAGTTTTTGCATTCATTATAAAATTCAAAAACCATTTCTAAAATTTCTTCTTTATTTTCTATCGTTTGAGCATTTACATATTCATTTATCAGTTCTGGTATAGAGGCTCCCTGCATTTCATCTGGAGCGTTCAAGTCTATTTTATTAACTGTTTTCTTGTTTATAGGAAACGCTGGTTCAAATTTCTCAAGCCTTTCAAAGTATTTATCTACAAGTTTTTCGTCAGTTTTCTCATCAATGTTTATGAAAATGTCTACATGATTTCCCTTTATATGATGTTCTTCCAAAGGTTGAGGATAGTAATATTTCACAAACTTTATAGACTGTGTATTTTCTACAAACTCCAAACTAAGATCGTCAGTGTTAAGTATAGAATATCCTCTAGGGTCATCTATGTCATTCCTAGTCATATGGAACGGATTGCCTATGTAAACTATCCTAGAGCTTCCTAAAACCTTTTCGGAACGTGTATGAAAGTGCCCGGAGATCGTGAGCTTAAACTTTTCGAAAAATGGCGCAGAAGGGAGGCCATGTTCACATTCTTGTCCTTTATGCATTAAGAAAGAAGAGAAGTTGAAATGACCTACACAGATATCGTGCTTCTTAATTTTTGAAAGTTCTTCTAAAAACTTTTCGGAATTTGTAACCCAAGGAACAAAATAGAATGACTTGTTTGCCAATTTAATTGAAGTAGGAATTTCAAAAATAGTTACGTTAGGAAAGTGTTCTAAAACTTTCAAAGAATTTATATGAATAGAGCTTTCCAAATAAGAGTCATGGTTTCCTACTATAATATATATCTTAAAATCTTTAAAATCGTTTTCGAAAAGTTCTAACACACTGTCTAAAATTCTGGAATCTAATGCTAGGCGATTGTCGAAAAAATCTCCAGGAATTATTATGGTGTCTATTCCTCTAGCTCTCAAATCAGGGATAAACTGGTTTTTGAAAAACTTTAAGTGAGATTTTAGAAAAACTTCCGAACCTCTTTTCATACCTAGGTGGGGATCAGTAAAAAATGCTATTTTCATTTATACATTTCCTTTACTATAATCAAAATTTTCATAATCTTTTAGA